AGAGTTGCTTACAAGTATCAATCATCACATCGGACATAGAACCACTCCAGTCCAACACAAACACCAGACCATGATTCTTACCATCAGGAATTACAGAGACCTTTTTGAATAGATCTTCGTTGTACTTATAGGTATGAAGACGAGCAGTATCAAGAACTCCAGTGCGAGCAGTTGATGCACGAGCATACTGGTCTGCTGCCTTACGACACTCAAACTCTTTTACAAGATAATTGACTTCCTTTTGAGCAGAAGACTTGAACTTCTTAAACTCAGTATCAGATTCTTGGTAAAGATTTGTTGGTGTAATTTCTTTATCTTTTGCCCATGCGTTATGTATATTTTGTTGGTTGGAGAATGAATAATTAATTTCTTTATGGACATCAAAGTTCTTAGCAATAACAGTATCAAGATTCAATTGAGGAACTTGAATATAGATAGTTTCGTATGAGTCATTATTAACGAGATCACGAATCTTTTCTTCCAAAGAATCAGCAGTGCGAACTTCAGGTTCATTATCTTCACCAGAAGATTTCACTGGAGTTTGATCTCCCTGAGCAGTTCCACCATAGGACCCATCATTCTCTTGAGGTTGAGAGTTATTATTCTCACCATCTTGTTCAGAAGAGGAGTCATTCGTCTCTACAATCTCATTAGCAGGAGACTGAGAATCTCCTTGCATTTGATGAGAATCAAATTCAGCAACCTTTTGTTCCTGTTCCTTTTCTTTCTTACAATACTTGTAGAGTTCTTCTGCAGCAATCAGCACATCAGCAAAGGTTTCAGTATCGGCAATCAAGTTGACGATCTCAGTTTCTTCCCCACGCTGAATAGGAATATTGATATAATTTCCAATCTTAAACCACAAGTTAGCGCGATCAGCAAGATTAAACTTAGAGATATTTTCTTCTTTGATTTGGAAGAAGTCATCCTCATTCAACTCTTTATAACCATTGTAGAAAGTCTTTGCAAGTCCAGCATACTTGCGTTTCATTAGTTTCTCAATGCGAGCATCTTCAACAACATTCACAAACTGTTGAGGAACTTTTACTTTCTCTAACCAATTCTCATCAGGAGTAAAGAGAGCATGACCCACCTCATGACCCACCAGAAGGTCATAGACGATCCCACTTGCCTTTTCCCACAGAGGAAGAGTCAGAACACGAGTATGAACATTGAAACAGGCAGTAGAGACTTTCTTATGCTCAACCACCAGATCCTCAGTAGCAAGCAGTTTGGCGAGTTGAGACTTGATTTCGTGGCGAAGAGGCATCGGTTTTGTTTCGTATGACCCTATTATACAAAAAAAGGAGGTCTTGCGACCTCCAAATGGACAGTTTGAGAAGTGTCTTATCTGCTATTGCAAATAATCACATTCTGTATTTTCTTTTTTCCCCCTTTCCGCTTGCAGCCACAGCACCTGCTGCACCAAGTCCTACAAGAGCCTGTGTGGCCATACCAGATCCTTTGCTACTCTGCTGGTTTATTTCTCTCCCCTTCTGATTTATTTTTGAAGGTGTTCTGTTTATTTTGGATGGAGCGGGTCTTACTATAGCAGATGGTTGCGGTGGTGTAATATATTGCATTTCATCAATATGCTTTACACTCTCAGCAATCACCATAAACTCCTTAAAAGTTTTCATATTAGCAGATACTTTTTAAATATTTATAAAAAAGAAGCGTCTCGTTGATTGAGACGCTTCTTGAGTGCTTGCCTTCGTGCTTTTGCTTGCCTCAGTGCTTGCGGTTTAAGTTTTCGTTTCTGATCCTTCTTGGAGTGATGCTGCCAATTTGGAGTGTTCACTTCACATTCTCCTACTAACCAAACTACAATACTATGTATCTGAGTGATTTAAAATTTTAGTGGACAGTTTTAAATCTGGTCCTCATAAAAATTTTCATAATACCATGGATGATCAAACATCATTTCCTCTTGAAGTTTTTTGGGCATAAAACTGAAGTCATATGGATCAAACTTTTCTAATCTTTCCTTTATTCTATGATTACCATAAGGCAAAAATACCGTATCATTATAGTCAACCTGCTTAATATTATTCAAATCATGTCCATAAAATCTCTCTCCAAGATACTCCCAAATAGATTCTAGAGTTTTTTCTGGATCTAAAATAAAATTCTCATACTTTACTATTTTTATTCTTTTCAAATATTCAGGACGAACATCTAGCATTTCCTTTAGGCATATTAGATTCTTTCTTATCATTCCAGAATCCATTAAAGATTTGATTCTAATTTTATAGAGATCTTCTTTATTATAATCATAATTTTGTTCACCAAAATACATTTCATCCTTATAGCTCATCATAGTTTTCTTATGAACTTTCTCTAATGATGAAATTATTCCTCTTAAATCTCGAATAGTATAGATAATCTTTATGTCTGGGAATAGATTAAATAGAAAATCTAATTCATGAGACCAGCTTCTGCATTTATCAATGTAAATATCCGTATCGCAAATAGTATCAATCCAAGAATTAACACCCGATCTACAAAAATTTTTAATTAAATCATAAGAAGTTTCAGCGTCATATTGAGATTCACGAACAGCATCAGTGAATTGATTTTGTGCTGATTGAACTATCGATCCCAATATGGAATCTGGAGATATAGTAACATGTGGATTTTGATTTAATACATTCACTAATAAAGTGGACCCCGTTCTAGGAAGTCCACACATACAAACAAATTTTCTCATGATTTTTTATATGAAAAGTTCTTGATTTTTTCAAACTTTATTGTTGAGTTGAATTTATCATGTAGAGATTCTTTATGAGATATAATAAAAACGTTAGCGTCTTTAATTACATATCTGATTATTTTTAAGAAGTCTTCTGTCCCAAATCCATCTAGAGATGAATCAAATACTTCATCTAAGATTAATAGGTTTGTATTTGTGGAATTTTTAAACTTAGCAACTTCTCTCCACGTAAATAAAAGTGCTAAGTCAATTCTTTGCTTTTCACCTTCACTAAACGAAGAGTACGAAAAATCTTCATGAATTGGTGATTGGACGGTTTCGTTAAATTCTTCATCAAGAGTAAAATTAATATAAAAATCCATCATCTGAAGATAACGGTTAACTTGCTGATTTATCAGCGGCAAATACTTCTTAATGATTTTGGATTTAACTCCACCGTCTTTGAGTAAACTATACGAAAAATCGCAATAGTTTATTGTATCTTTTTTAGAAGCGAGCTCGTCGTATGTAGTTCTTAAATTGTCTTTGAAGGATTCTAACTTCTCATGTTCAGAATTTCTGTTTGCAAGGTTCTCGGTAATTGTTTGAATTTCAGATTCAAGATTTCGGATTTGTCTCCGCAATCCATTAATCTTAATATTGTTTTGAGAAATACCATTCGTTAGTTTTGAAATCTCCTTCGTTAGGGTATTAAATTGACGCTCTCGCTCCTCTTCCTCTTTAATTGCCTCCTCCAGTTCTTTATAACCAGATTGCAACTCTTTTGCTTTATCTTGAGCGTCCTTAATTCTATTTATTCTGAAGGTCTCCTCGATTGACTGAGTACATGTAGGGCATACCGTATTCTCAGTAAAAAACTTATGCTCTTGTGTAATAGTAGATACTTTTTGAGATATTTTACCTTTAAGGTTTCCTAACTTGCGAAGTTTCTCCGCGTATCCAGTAATAGCATCTTGCTCTCGAATGAGTTCTCTAAGTGGATCTTCTACAGATTCATTATCAGACATTAAATATCCAATCTCTTCCGTAAGAGACATAATGGAAATATTTTTTTCTTCTATATTTTTCTTACCTAAGTTTTCAATTTCTTCGATAAAGTTTTTTTGCATTTCAACTTTATCTTTGATCGTCTCTTTCTTTAATTCAAGTGTTTTAATTTCTTCTTTAAGAGTGCGAATTTTTTCCTTAATGATAATGTTCATTGAAGAAAAAATTTTAATATCCAATAAATCTTCAATAACTTCCCTGCGACTTGGAGTTGGAAGTTGCATAAATGGAACAAAATTACTACTACCCAAAATTACAATCTGAGTAAAGGATTTGTAATTCATTTTCAAAATGGATTGTTCCAGATACTTCTGTTGATCTACTGCGGAAGAGTTTTGATCCAGTTTTGATCCGTTTCTATAGATCTCAAATACATTTGGTTTTATTCCTCTAACAACTTTCCAAGAAATAGATCCAATAGAGAATTCAATTTCAACTAGACAGTCTCTTTCATTAGTAGAATTTACCAGCTGAGGTTTATTAATCTTCCTAAAAGATTTTCCAAATAAACCAAAAGTAAGAGCATCAAGAATTGTACTCTTACCAGCACCATTAGATCCTATGATTAGTGTAGTATTATTTTCATTTAATGTTATTTCAGTAAATTGATTTCCCGTAGAAAGAAAATTTTTCCAACGAATTTTTTCAAATAGAATCATTGCTTTTAGTCAATTTTGGTGGAATTACAAGATCATTTTTTGTTATTATAGCATACTCATATCCATGAATATCACAGGTTTTTATTAAGACTTCATCATCTACTTCTATAACGTTCATTAGGGGATAATCCTCCTCCTCCAACATTATAGAAAATCTCAACGCATCATCTTCTTCTTCAAAAATATAGAGTACACTATTTCCTTCTTCATTAACTACAGAATATGCACCTTCATCTTCTTTACCATAAATTGTAAGTATAAACATACTACACTAATTCGCAAGCTTCTTTATATACCTCCGAAATCATTTCTTGAATTTTTGCTTTATCAAGATTTATTTCAGACTCTAATATATATCTATTCAGTATGGATAGCGTATCTTCCGATTCGAAGGCTTCAAATTCTTCATTTGCTTCGATCTGAAAGTTTTCTACTACCTTGAGTTCCGCAACATTTGAAGAATATAATTTATCAATAAACTTTTCAAACTTTTTAATATCCGTTTTCTTACGAACTATTACCCTAACAATCTTGTTCTCATATTCACGAGAATCAAACGTTTGATAAGGAGTGTCTTCATAATAGATATTATAAAATAACCTATGAGGATTATTAATTGGTTCGTGATTTACAGAATCAGTATCGAAGATATGAAACCCTCTAGTATCTCCAACATCTGTCCAGAACATTTCATATGGATTTCCTAGATAGAAGACCGTTCCGTTATCCGATCTAGTGTGATAGTGTCCCGAGTAGACACGCTCGAACTTCTCAAATAGTTTGCTCTCCAAACCATGCTCCATGAGGATTTGTCGATTAACTCTAAATCCCTGGAGTTCAAGGTGCCCCATCGCACACTTGCAAGTTGTATTTTTAATAAGTTTAAGAGTAGTTGCTTCATTTTCTTGATTAATCCAGGGTATAAAAAGTACGGGTAATTGACCCAACATCACTTCAGTTGGATCTGAATAAACAGTTACGTTATCGTATTCGCGCAATAACAAATCAACTGCATTTACATCATTTGTATTTTTATAATATGCAGTATGATTACCAACAATTGTATGAACTTTTACTCCCATCTCTTGAAGACGGTCATAGTAATTATTCTTTGCCCACGATAAAGCGGAGAAATCAATTCCTTTACGACTATCAAAAGTATCTCCCATATCAACAATAGTAGTAATCCCTTGCTCTTCGAGTGTAGGGAAAAATACATCGTTGTAGAACTTTAGAAAATAATCATGAAAGAGTTTAGAATTCTTTCGTGCTCCAAAGTGTTGGTCGGTAATAATTGCTACTTTCATTCAATAACGAAGTTTTGAGTGTACAGCGTCTTTAATCGAATTATAGTCGCTATAATTACTTCCGTCAAGTGAGTTGTCATCAAAAACTTGATCAAATCCTGTTCTTTCTAAGATTTTATTTTTGATCTCTAACTGCTTTTTCTCTTTCTGAATACGACGAAGGAAAGCATAGTGAATAATTTGAGTAAAGTAAGCAAAGGGATTTTGTGACTTCTCTGGATTGAAGTTATGAATATATTGAACGCAGTTCTCAATTCCATCAGAAATCATGTCTTCCTTGAACATATAGTTCACAAAGTTTGGTTTGAAGGAAAGGTGATTAGCAATCTTCAGGAAACACTCTCCAATGTAGCGAGGAATAGGAGGTTTTGGTTTATCCTGGGCAAGTGCTAGATCGACACTCTCTCTATAGGAAATTAAAGCAGCTAGAAATTCCTTGTTGTTGACGTAATGTTCAGACCTCTTTCTTTTGGTCATATTTGTAGTGATAATCATTTTGTATCTACCTTATATGTAGATATTATAACATTTCTCCTCAGGGTTGACAACTTTAAAAATAATAACTATAATACCTTTGTTGGGTTTGAAGAAAAATAATAGCTTTAATTATTCTTAAATATCTTTTCTAATATTTCTTTAGCATCAGATATATTAGCTACGTATCCCATTTCTTTAGATATTTTATTCTTTCTACTAGAAAATTTATCGTTATCTCTTACATAAGACTGATAGATTGATATTATTTGAATGTCTGATGATTCTGAGATTGTAATAACGTCAGACATTTTTATGATAAACATATCATCGGATGCTGTTTTTAGCCACGGTTCTACTTTATAACCAGATAACGAGCTTCTTATTACAATAGGAGATAATACTACTGGGTTTGTAATAAGAAGAAACGTTTCGTGATTTTCTTCCGAAACAGAAACTTTTGCAAATATTTCTTCTCCGGTTTTTAATTTAATAGTAGCATAAAAATCTTCTTCCATTAGTTTTTAAAATTTAAAGTGATTATTTCATAATTAAATTTTTCTTCGTTATAAATTTTAATTCTTTCTATTAGATGATTTAACGTATAATTTTTTCTAGAGTTCACTGTGCAATCGTCAGATATATCATAAAGCATTGCCTTTGTTTTATTTTTTCCTTTTCTAAGGACTCTTCCTATTGATTGTAGATTTCTTATTCTGGATTTGCTGGGAGAAGCAAAGATAACATTATGCAAATTTCGAATGTTAATTCCGGTAGAAAACGTTCCGTAAGATGCAACAATAATTGCGTTATTCTCTCTTTCAGTAATTTCTCTAACCAATTCTCTCTCTTCAGCATCAACTCCACCATGTACAAAAAATACCTTACGGTCATCTTTCTTATTCTTATTTATCAAATTAAATAATGGTTCTCCATGAGTAGAAACTCTACTATACAAAACTAATGTATTTCCCTTTAAATCTAAAGTTAAATTTTTAATAAAATTGTTTCTTTTATCATGAGAGATTAAATATTGAATTTCATCTTCATAAGTTTCAAACTTTTGCGGATTATGCTTTAGAACCAAACATTGAATATCTAATTTAGATAGATGTCCCTGCTCCATCAATTCTGCGGTTCTAGTTACTTTATATGATGGTCCAAATAAACCCTCAAGAACCCATTTATGAGTTTGTGTTCCATCCAATGTTCCAGTAAATCCAAATCTATATTTTGCATGATGAGATTTGCTCATTATTGATATAAGAGATTTGCTCTTGAACAAATGAGCTTCATCACCTATAATTACATTGTATTTTTCGAAGAATGATCTTTCTAATTTGTAGATAGATTGCCAAGTAGAAACTGTAACAGGAAGATCACTATACTTCTCTCTACCCGAATATATTTGATGACAATATGAATCTGCGTCCCACCCGTAATCACGAAAATCCCCGACTATCTGAGATACAAGAGATGTCGTTGGAACAACTAAAAGAATTTTTTGACCTTTATCCACATAATACCGCACGAGGGCGTAGATCATCAGACTTTTTCCTGACGCAGTTGGACTTATCAATAACTTTCGATTGTGCCGTAAAGCATCATATACTCCCTCTATTTGATACTGTCTTGGAGAATGAGAACAAATAGAATTCATATAGTCCTTCACCCCTTCAAATGAAATAGTTTCATTTACTTCATATGGAAGACCGTAGAACTTATTATCTTTAAATTGATACTTATACCCGTAATTATCGCAAAAACTTATAACTTTATCTAATAAACCAACGTAAATTTGTTTTGATCTCATATCGAATAAATGGATCTCTCCATTCCAATTTCTTCCTCTATATTGAGGCATGAATTTTGCATTGGGTACTTCAAACTTAAAATAGTCTCTTAGTTCGTATTCGATATGAGGTTCAGTTGTAATTTTTAGGAAAACCTCATTGGACTTTTCTATAATCAGATTTGCACTATCAACCATACCCAGCCTGAAACTTAATTACTTCGATTGCATTCTTAATTTGATACGTTCTGTTTTGTATCATTTTTAAAATACTCTCAATATAATTTAGCATAGTTTCATAGTAGTCTATTTTCAAACAAATATTTGAAAGTGATTTGTCTGCATCCAGATACTTTTGTAGTGTTTCTTTATCTCTGATTTTCTTTGGGAATGGATTTTCTAGGTAAACGTCTGGATCTGCTTTGCCTGTGTAATATTCATACCTTTCGTGTCGTATATTTCTTCTTTGCTGTTCTGCCTTCTTTTTTAGTAGAATAATATTATTATAAAGATCGAAATATTTTGCATGTAAAATTGGAATATTTAAGGATTCTGTGTGCAGATTATCTGGATCAATTTTGGAATCTCTTTCCCACATGGTTTGGATCGATTCAAGATCAAATGTCATAGTCTCTTATCTTTTGCATCAAATAGGTTATATAAAGTATACTTGAATGTTACTTCCGCTGTAAAGTATTCTACTCCAGTGTCTGTTGCATCAAATTCTAGTGCTGATAAATTTACTGGGAATAAATCATTAAACTGCACTTTAAATTGAGTTTTATATGAACTATTGAATACTAATAATGTACCATCCGAATATATATTCATTAATTTTGAATCTCTAGTATCGACATACTTATATTCTCTTTGTAAATCTCGGATCTCTTTTAGACTTTCTGGAAATCCCAAACCACGCATCCAATTTTGTATTTCCATATAATTCTCTAGATTTTCATCTACCAAAAATCTTAGAGAAAAATCATCAAAAGATAACTTATCTCCAGGAATATCAATATCTTTTAAGTATGATGGTTGATTAGCAACTCCTAAAGAAATTCCAGGAATATTTGATGTGTTACTGAAAAAAGCAACTTTTGGTGCTCTAGTCAGAGTAAATTTAAATCCTGTTGGAGCTAAAAAGTTTCTATTTTTTATTTGAGAATCTAAAAATCCTTTAGATATACCAGCCATTTTTTCCTTTTCTAAGTATTTAGATAAAAAAAGAGGG